CCTCGAGGAGCGTCAGAACCTTATTAAAATCGACCGTCTTGCCGCTCGTCTCGTCGACGACGATCCCGGCTTTCTTCAGCGCGCCGGTTTGTCCCTCGGCCGCCTTGGCGACCATCATGGCCGCTTGCTCCAGGTCGACGCCGAGCGCGGCCGCGAGGTCGGCGGTTGCCTTGGTCGCGCGCTCCATGTCGCGCGGCATGACGCCGCCGATTTGCGCCAGGATGCGCTCGGATGCCTTGACCGCGTCGTCGCTGTACCGGGTCGTCGCCTGTAACGCTTGCGCGTACTGGTCGTACGCCTCGACGACCGATGGCACCGCGGTCCCTTGCGCCTTCAGGGCCGCGAGCAACGCGGCGTCGATTTGCTCGGCCTCGGATGCCGACGTGATGACGGCCTTGAAACTGTCGACCAGCGCGGCGTACGCCGTTTCGACGAGCTTGATGGCGGCCTCGGCCGTGATGTACGACGCGGCCAGGTCCGTGACCGAGACGCCGAGCGTTTGCGTTTCCTGGCCGGCGCCGCGCGTGGCGTTGGCCAGGTCTTGCAGACCTTTCGGCACGTCCATGCCCAACGCTTTCATCTTGTCGACCGCTTCGCCGGCCGTCTTGCCGACGCGCGCCAGCTCGGCCTCGGTCAGCGTCGACACGCCGCCGATCCGCTCAATGGCCTCGGCCATGAGCGTCGCATCCTGGATGACCTTTTCGCCGCTGAATTTGCTGGTCATGCGGTCGAGCGACGACTCGACCTTCGCGGCGCCTTTCTCGAAACCGTCCAGCTCGACGACCGCTTGTTGCACGGCGTCGTAGAACTTGGAGAAATCGGCCTCGAAATTGGCAGTGAGTGCCATAGCGTTTACTCGACTACGCGCTCGGCGGCGCGCGCCTCGTCGTTGAGTTGACTGACCAGCACGTCATACACGTCGACCGGGAGCGCGAGCAGCTCGTCGTACGTCCAGTGCATTACCCGGCAGAGCCTGAGATCGCTGACAACCTGGTCGCGCCATGCCGGCTTTTTTTTTCGGCGGCTTGTGCCTCGACGTGCGCGGTAATGGCGGCGTCGATTTCGGCAAAGCTTGCCGGGTCGAGCGCGAGCAACGCGGCCTCGACGACGGCGGCCGGCTGGTCGCGGATGAGCACGACGCGATCGTTGTCGTCGACCAGCGACCAGTCGAGCAGGTATTGCGTGATTAACCCCAGGCCGAGCGTTTCCACGTCGACCTCTGGTTGCTCGCCGCGGCGTACGGGTTTCAGCGAGCGCGCATACGCGCGGCGTTGCTCGCCGGCCGTCAGTTGCCGCTTGACCAGGATCCAGTCGCCGTCTGTGAGGTCGAGCCGGTCGGTTTCGGGTCGGACGAATCGCGACATGCGGGTTTTTCCTTTGCGCCGAGTTGCGCGCGGAGCACGGTCCCGCTCCGCATGACAGACAGGACCGGCCAGCGCCAGGCCGGCCGGTCGGCGAGCGGCACGACCAGCTCCAGACCCGACTGCGACAACGCGAGCGCGTCGACCTCGACGACCGTCGCGGTCAGCCAGCGCACGACTGGCCGCGGCGGCTCGCCTGGTTCGGGTCGATCGATCGCAATCGTCCAGCCGGTGAGCCGAGCCGCCAGGCGATACCCCCAGCGCAGCTCGGCGACCGCTCCCGTAAACGCCGGCCGCATGTTACGGCGTGACGCCGGCGACCCAGGCCGTACCGCTCCAGTGACAATGGCCAAGGTCGGCCGTGACGACCGACTGGCCCGTCGTCCAGGCCGTATTCGGCGTCGCCGTAATGCCGGTCATTTGCGTGATGTTGGCAGGATGTTGCGCGCCGGCCGGCGTGAACGTGCCAGGCGTGCCGGCGGTTGCGCCCGTCGCGGCAATGACGGCCGGCCAGGTGCGCGTCCAATTGCCGGCGGCGACGAAATCGCCCGACACGGAAATGCCGCCGTTCGCGGGTACCTCGATACTCGCGTCGAGATACGCCGGCCCTTTCCAGCTCAGGCCGGTGAGCGTGTCGACCGGGAATAGTTCCAGGTCGACCGGCGTGCCGGCGTCGGCCGCGTCGAACAACGCGTCGTCGGCGTCGTCAAACCAGCCGGCGACGTTGCCTTTAAGATCCTTCAAGCCGACGACGTACTGCTTGTTGAGATCGCCAAAGGCCGTCACGTCGGCCTTGTCGGTCGCCGCGTTGAGCGTCCACTTGTTCAGGGACGCCGCGCGCGTCGCGTTGATTTTCACTTCGCCGGCTTTCCCGTGATACCTCATGTCGTCACCTCAGTCGTTGCACTGTCACTTCGTAATGGCCGCCAGCATGTTGCACACGTCGATCGGGATTCGCGTCGTCGACCTCGACAATCCGTAGGCTTTCCACCTCGTCGACCGGCGCCATGAGCGCGTAGTCGACCAGCTCCAGCGCGCCGCCGAGCAGTCGCGACCGGATTTCCTTGGCCGCGGCGCGCGCGACGTTGCTCGCGCTCCCTGGAATGACGGCCTTGACCAGAAACAAAAAGGTTTCGCTCGCCGCGTCGGCGTACATGTTGCGGTCGTCGACGTGCGCGAGCCGGTCGACAATCACAAACGACTGGACGCCTTGCGGCGCGACCGCGTAGTACACGCCGGCCGGACAGAGCGCCATGAGCGCCGCGACGTTTTTAACCGCGGCAATGACCGCGGCGTCCACATCAAACGGATCAGCCGCCATGCACCGTCAGGCCGGCGCGCTCCAGCACGCCGACCAGCTCCGTAAACATGGCGCCGCGCTCGCGGATGGCGGTCGGAATGACGACCTTGCCGGCCGGCATCCGGCCGCGCGAGATATGGCCGGCGCGCGTGTAGCGCGTAAACTCGGTCCCGTTTTCGTAAATCCAGGCGATTTTCGCCGTGCTTCTGACCTGGACCTTGACGCCAAACGGCCCGGTCGCGACGACCTCGACGCGCACGCCGGCGCGCAGGTTGCCGGTGTTGCCGAGCGGGTACTGGTCGCGGATGCTCGCGGCCGCGTCGTCGGCGTGCTTGTGCACGATCGCCGCGGCGTCGTCGCGCAGGGTCGCCGGCAAGTCGCGGAGCGCGGCTTTGATGTCGTCCAGGCCGTCGAGCCGAATCCTATTCGGCATTACTTGACTCGTCAGCTTTCGACAGCACCGGCGTCACGACGCGCACGAGCAGCTCGCGCGCAATGACCTCGATTTCGAGTTGCCGCTCGTCGCGGTCATGCACGCTTTCCACTTCAAAGACGCGCGACCCGAATTGGATCCGGCCATGCTCGGTCAGGCCAGGATGGTACCGGCCGCGGATGACGTGCGACGCCGTCGAGCTGACCTGGCCGCCGCCGACGCGCTCCAGGTCGCGCGCGCTCGCCGCGGCAATCGAGCAATGCCATGTCGCCGGGTCGAGCGGCACGCCGGCCTCGGCATAGCCGCCAGCGTCGTCGATCGCCGGGTCGCCGGCGGTCGTCAGCGTCACGACGTGCCGATAGTCGCCAATCATGCAATCGCCGACTGACGCCGCTGCACGAGCAACGCGTCAATGGTCGCCCACGGCGCCGGCCGCTTGAGCGGGTCGGCCTCGGCCGGCAACGCGTCGCCGCGGCCGGCCGGCTCATACAAGAACGTGAGCAGGATCAACATGCACTGCTGGACGACTGGCGGGACCGTGTCGGGCGTCCAGGTGTCGTCGGCCTCGGTGTCGAGGTACTCCAGGATCGACGCGCTCGCGGCGTCGGCCTTTTGCTGCACGTCGGCGTCGTGGAGGTCGTCCGTAATCCGCAATTGCTGCTTGGCGACCGCGAGCGTGAGCAAGCCCGGCATTACGACCCCGTCGCCGCGAGCGCGGCCCGGCGCGCGTCGCCGGATACGTCGCGGCCTTTCTTGACCATGAGTTGCCACGCGCGCGATCCGTCGCCCGGCCGGGAGCTGGTCACGACCTCGCAGTGCCAGGCCGACCCGTCAAACGTGACCACGTCGCCCGGCCGGTACGACTTCGCGCTCGTGTAGGCGCCTTGGTAGACCGGGATCGGCAGCTCGATCGGCAGTGTCTTGACCAGCTCGCCGCGGCGCCAGCGGAGCACGAGCACGCGGTCGCCGTCGACACTCGCCGTCAGGTCGTCGACGCCCAGGCCGTCAGCGCCGTTCAGCCCGTCCAGGCCGTCAGCACCGCGCGGCCCTGGGACCGGCGGCCGCGCCTCCAGGCCGGCGAGCCGCTCGCGGAGCTGGCCGACCGTCTCGTCGAGCCGCTCGACCGCGGCGCCGCGGCCGCGGAGCGACGCCAGCTCCAGCTCGACGCGCGCCAGGTCGGCCCGTAGCGGCGCGATCGCGTCCTTGACCGTCAGCACAATCAGCTCGGCGAGCGTCTCAGGCTGCATACAGACCCTCGCGCAAGGCGGCGACTCGGATGGCCGCGAGCGTGGCCTCGACGTTGTCAGGCGGCACCGGCGGCGCGACAGGCGGCGTCGGCGGCACCGGCCCGGCGGCGTCGCGCTCGGCCAGCGCCGCGAGCGAATACATTTGCTGCTGAAGGTACGGCGCGTCGCCGCCAGGGACCGGCCCCAGGCCGAAATACTTCCGGCGTGCCTCATCCGGCGACAACGCGCCGGCGGTAATCGTGTCGTGCGCGGCTTTCGTCCGGGTCGCCGTGTCGAGCAAGAGCAAGTCGTCGATCGCAAACTCGGTCCCGTAGTCGGCGGCCAGCTCCAGGCCCTTGTCGAGCGACCGCTCAAACTTGGTAATCAAACTCTGCAAACACTCGTTGTAATAGAGCTGCACGAGCGGCTCGATATTGGCGTACGGCGGCGGCGCCCCGACGTGGACCATGTACGGCGGCACATGAAACGCGGAGCAAATCGTTTCGGCCGACCATTTCAATTGGTCAATCAATTGCGCGTCGACGGCCGACATGGTCAGCGGCTTGTACTCCAGGCCGCGGTCGAGAATCGCGACGCGGCCCTGGTTGGCGCCGCCCACGTATTCTTCCCACTTCGTTTTGTACGTTAGCGCCTGTTCGTTGGTAATCGCCATGGGCGCCATGAGCACGCCGCCAGGGTTGGCGCCGTTGGCGAAAAACGCCGACGACTGGCGTTGCATGTTCTGCCCTTGCAACGCCGACAGGCCGCACGCGTAGAGCGGCGACACGCCGACCAGCGGATGAAACAGCGTCAGCATGGGATCGTGGATCAGCTCGCGCGCCGGCACGACCAGCGACGACTCGGCGGCCACGCCGGCCAGGTCGTTGGCGCCGAGCCGGTAGTACACGGACCCGTCAGGCGCCACGAGCGTCGTGACGCGCTCCGGGTCGAGCACGTACAACGCGACGACGACGCCGCGGTTGTCGCGCTCTTTGAGCGTGTACGCGTTGCCGTGGACCAGCTTGGAGAGAATCCACTGCTCGACCATGGTCCCGGTGAGCTGGTACCGATTCGGCTCGCGGAGCACCGGCGAGTACGCCGGGTTGGTCGTCTCCGACCAGATCCCGTTGCCGTCGCGCGCGACCAGGCGCAATTCGAGCTTGCCAATGTCGGTCGCAATCATCGACACGCACGCGTACACGGCGAAGTACGTTAGCGACGTGTCGACGGTCAGCTCTTGATTTTGTTGCCAGGCGCCTGGGTACGGGTCGCGGACGACCGTGCGCCAGCCCTCGACAGTACGGACCGCTGGCGTGCGTCGTGAGAAAATTTCCCGGCCGAATAGGCGCATGACGCTCCGAGAAAAACAACCGGCCGAGCGCGATCGTTCGGTGCGCCCGGCCGGTATGAAACGGACTACTTGCGACGCGCGCCGCCGGTGTCAGCCGCCTCGGCGTCGGCCGCCGTTGGCGCATACACGGCCGCCGTCGCGTACGCCACGCTGGCCGGGATCGCGCGGTTCCAATTGATAAACCGCTCGACTCTCAGGCCGACCAGGTTGTTTTGCCACAAGCTGGTCATGACGACCGTTGCGTCGGCCGGCGACATGGGCGCCGTATCCATTTGCACGCTGGCCTCGCGCGACACGTCGATCGTCGCGCCGCCGTCGTCGGCGTACAGAATCAGATCCGGCTGCAACGCAATCACGAGCAGTTGCGCGACGTTGCTGGTGACGACGTTGATCCCGTCGATCGAGCCGCCCTGGGAATTGACGCCGGGAAACATCCGGTTGCCTTGCGGGTCGCGGACCATGCCCAGCGCGAAACCGTTTGTTTCCGACATGATCAGCGTGACGCCGCCGATCGGCACGTTGGCCGTCGTCAGCATACTCATCAGCGCGACGATGTCTTTGAGCGCGTTGTTGGACGACACGATCGTCGGCGCGCCGTTGGTGATGCTGGCCGGCGACACGTTGGCGACCGCGGCGATCGCCGGGTCGATAAACTGCTGATCAAGGAATTGCGCGATCCCCTTGATCATGTCGTTTCGCACGATCGCCTCGGCAGACGGCGAGCTGACGCGCACCAGTTCCTCGGTCAGGACGATGATGCCGGCCGCTTTCGCGATCCCCAGCGACGCGCTGGTAAACGCGAGCTTGCCGACCGGCTTGGCCTTGGCCTGGCCGACCCACTGGTACAGGCCGCCGGCCGACTGGACCGGGACCGTCGTGTTGAATGGCACCTGGCGCAAGCCTGGGATTTTGCCCAGGACGGTCGCCGGCCTGAGCAGCTCCAGAAATTCGTTGGTCGCGTTGGTCATGGTCGCGAGCGGCCCGGCCCAGGCGGCGTCGGTCGTCGTGCCTGGCGCCGTCGCAGCTTTGACAAACAGCTCGACTTCCGGCGAGTCGCGCCATTCCTTGGCGTACTCGCGCGCGAGCATCTTGTCGCCGTCAGCGCGGAGCAGTGAAATCGCCGCGCGCGTGAAAATGCTGCCCTTGGGCAGTTGCGACTTGACCTGGACGACCGGAAACGACGACACGACGCCGCGCGGCCCGGCCGGGACCGGCGTGGCGCTGGCGACGTTGAGCTGCTCCAGCTCGCGCCACCGCTTGACCGTGCCGTCGAGCGACTGCACCTCGGCCGACAGCTCGTCGTACGACTTCGTTTGCTCGGCGTCGAGCGTCGTGCCGGTGTCGGCGGCCGTTTGCATGAGCTGTAACATGGCCGCGGTTTTGACCGCGCGGTTGTGTTCCGCGGCGGTGATTTGCTCGTTGATGGTCATGGCTGGATCCCTCGACCGTTTGGCGCCCGAGTCGCCGGGCAAGGTAACGGCCGTGACGCCGGCCAGAGTCTTGACGAAACGGATTTCCGCGCCGGGATTGCTCGGAATGGTCGCGAGCGACAGCTCGACGATTTCGGTTTTCTTTAGGCTGAGCGTGCCGGTCGCGAGCCGCTCGATCCCGTCAGCCAGCACGCGAAAGCCGATCGACACGCTACGGACCAGGCCGGCCTTGACCGACTGCCACGCTTTATCGACCGCGTCTTTGAGCGGTCCCGGCGTGTCGATCATGGGCAAGGTCGCCTCAAACGCGATCCCGTCGACGGTCGCCGGATACAGGATCACGGTCCCGATCGGCGTGTCGGCCTCGTGTTGCCAGAGG